TGGTCTGTCGGGGACTTCCTCCCCGGCGAGACCGTAACCGGGCTGTCGGATGAGCGTCTGGCCGAGCTGGTGGAGCTTGGGGCAGTGCAGGCGGTTGATGCACTGGACCCGGAGCCTGTCGACCCGGCCAAGCTGACGGTGGATCAGCTCAAGGCGGCCCTCACGGAGCGCGGTGTTGAGTTTGATCCCAAGGCCACCAAGGCGGACCTGCAGGCCCTGTACGGGGGTGCATGATGCTGGAGTATCTGACCGACGAGGACCTGAGGGCGCGTTATCCAAACGATGGGTTCCTGCTGGATGATCCTGATGCGGTCAGTGCTGCCATCGTGGACGCTGTGGCGGAGGCTGAGGGCTATCTGGCGGGGCGCTACGTCCTGCCGTTGCCCGACGTGCCGCCGGTGCTGACCGGCAAGCTGTGCGACATCGTGCGCTACCGGCTGTGGCGGGAGGAGGCCAGTGATGAGGTGCGGCAGCGTTACCGTGATGCCGTGTCATGGCTCAAGGACCTGTCTGCTGGCCGGGCGGTGCTAGTGTTCAAAACCGACCCCAACACCCAGCTGACCCCGGAGGCAACGCCGAACCGGGGCCGGATTGCGGTGGGCAGTGCTCATGAGTCCGGGGTGTTTGGTGGGGCCACACTGGGGAGAATGCTGTGATCAGAATCCGGGCGGACGGGGCCAGTCTGGTCATTCAGGCGCTGGAGGCCATCAGCCTGCAGCCCGCCGAGATGACCCAGATGCTGCATGAGCTGGGCAATGCGGTGGTGGATCAAACCCGCCTGCGCTTTGTCGATCAGGCCAGCCCTGCCGGGGTGCCATGGGTGAAGTCGCTGCGGGCGCAAGTCCAGGGTGGCCAGACGCTGCGGGACACCGGGCGGCTCATGAACAGCTTCACCTACAACGTGATTGGCAACTCGGTGGAGGTGGGGACCGACGTGGCCCATGCGGCCGTGCACCAGTACGGCGCACACATTCAGGCCGTGCATGGCCCCTACCTGCGGTTTCGCCTGCCCAATGGCCAGTTTTGTCAGGTGGGCAGTGTGGACATTCCGGCCCGGCCATTCATGGGCTTTTCGGACACGGACCGGCAGGAGATCGCCGACATCGTGGCCGACTATCTGAGGATCTGACATGCAGCTACTTGAGCTGGAGCCGCTGATCATGCAGCGGTTGCAGGAGGCTTTTCCTGCCGATGTGCTGCTGGTGTCATCGCTGCAAAGCCAGAACGCCAAGGCGCGCAATGCGCCCAGGGCGGTGACGCTGGTGTATGGCGGCATGACCGTCACTGACACGGCCCGAGCGGCCAGCAAGGTCAGCGAACGCTGGCTGGTGGCGCTTTCCGTGCTCGATTCCGGGGCACAGACCGAACAGACCGACCATGCCCGCAGCACCCTGACGCAGATGATCGTGACGGCCATCGAGGCCCTGCGCAGGCCATTGAATCCATCCCTGACACTGGCGCTACTGTCCAGTCCGCCAGTGCAAACCAGTCCGGGCTATCAAGCCTATGTGCTGGCCTTTGAGGCCAGATTCACCATTTGAGGAGGCCAGCAATGGCAACTGAATACCAGTATTTTTCGGGGCAGGGCATCGTGTCTCTGGCCCCTATCGTCAACGGTGTGGCGGGCCAGTACCGGGATCTGGGCGACGTGTCCGGCCTGGGCATTGCCACCGCTGTCACCAAGGTGGAAAAGAAGGAAAGCCGCTCCGGTCAGCGTGCAACGTCCAAGACCGTGATCAAGGAAACCAAGATCACCGGCAAGATGACGCTTGAGGAACTGACCGCTGAAAACCTCGTCATGGCCCTGCGCGGTACGTCCAGTACGCAGACCGGTGGCGCAGTCACCGATGAGGTCATCAGTGGCGCCACCCTGAACGTCGGCGACCTGTACCGCCTGAGCGGCATGAAGCCCACCAGCATGGTGATCAAGGACAGCACCAGCGGCACTGCCAAGACGCTGGTGGCCGGCACCGATTACCGCATCACCGACAACGGGGCGATTGAGCTGCTGATCAAAACTGGCTTTGTCGGCCCGCTGAAGGCCAGCTACACCAAGGCGGCCAGCGTCCAGATTGCGGCGATGCAGGCCAACGTGGAGGGCTACGCGCTGCGCTTTGATGGCCTGAACACTGCCGATGGTGACAAGAAGGTGGTGGTGCAGATCCCCAAGGTGGACATTGATCCCGCCAAGGCGCTCGATCTGATTCAGGATGAGTTCGGCAAGCTGGAGTTGGACTTCACCATTCTGTCCACCCCGAGCGCTGCACCGTTCACCATCACCATGGAAACCTGATTGGCCCGCCGGATGCGTCCGGCCCCAATACAAAGCCGCTTCAGATGGGGCGGTTTTTTATTGGGCGCTGCCCAGCCACTTTGCCAGCTAGCCCGACGGGGCGAACAGCGGTAGGCGACCCCGCCCGCTGGCAATCCTTTTTTGGTCGCTCCGGGAGAGTCGCCATGACTGCGATGATGAAAGTTGATCTGGTCACTGCCGAAAAAGGCCAGCCCATGACCACCAGCCTTGCGATTGCCGATGGCGTGGGAATTGCCCACCGCGCCATCCTTCAGCTGCTGAAGAATCACATGAGCCATTTTGAAGGCTTCGGAAGGGTGGCATTTGAAATGCGACCCTTTTTGACGGCTGGCGGCCAGCAGGTGCGCCGTGTGGCTTGAGGATCAGTACGAGCCATTTCGAGTCACCCAAATTTTTTGCATCTTAGCAAGCACTGTGCTTGACAACAAGAAAGCACGGTGCTTAGATATGAGTGTGCTTTGTTTTTATAGCACTCTGCTAAGAGGAGATGGGCATGAACCCCGTAGTAACACGACAAACGGCACCCAAAGAGCAGTTCATGGTGCGCACTGAGTGCGAGCTGCTGGACTGGTACCGCAAACAGGCGCTGGACAGTGATCGGTCGATCACCTACGTCATCAACCACGCATTGAAAGAGTATCGCAAGGCACAGGAGGCGCGCCGTGAGCAACAAGCCTGAAATGAAAAGCCCCGACGGCAGCAACCGTCAGGGCTTGGAATCAGTCAACGTAACCCACCAAGGAAACGTAACCATGAACATGGTACCGCAATTTGGCGCAGATGCAAGTCTGGTGCCTGTCACTGAAGGCGAGATCGGCGGCATCGTCCAGCCGATGGTCAACGCCCGTGAGCTGCACCGTTGGCTGAAGTCCGGCGAGATGTTCTCGAAGTGGATCAAGAACCGGATCAAGCAGTACGATTTCTTGGAAAATGAGGACTACGCCAGTTATTGGGAAAATTCCCCAAAACCTTGTGCTCCAATGGATAGCGATTGCTTGGGAAATTTCCCAAGCAAAAAAAGAGGCAGGGGAGGCAGTAATCGGGTTGACTACATCCTCACCCTCGACATGGCCAAGGAGCTGTCGATGGTGGAGAACAACGAGCAGGGCAAGCAGGCGCGCCGGTACTTCATCCGCTGCGAGCGGCTGATCCTGCAAGCCAACCAGAGCCTGCTGTTCCAGTTCAACCGTGCCATGCTGGAGTTTGAGAAGTTCAAGGACATGGCTTCGGATGCAGGCCGGACGCTGAACATCGTGGGCAAGCAGTACAAGCCCGAAGCGCTGCAACGGATGAACAGCCTCAAGTCGAAGATTCAGCCGGGCCTGCCGCTGGAGGTGCTGTCATGAACGCCATCCTCCAACACCCCGCCAAGCCGGGCCTGGTCACGGTGGATGAACGTGCCCTGCGTGAGGCCGTGGAACAACTGCAAACGGCAGCGGATAAGTTCAGCCAGCTTCAATCGCTTCTGTTTTGTGCCAAGGAGCTGAAAGACGTGCAGGACGCCCGGCGACTGGCCGATCTGGTGGCACTGGCTTGGGACACTGCCGGCATCTGGGCCTGCCACTTTGACAGCATGGTCATTGAGGCACGGCAGGACCTGATGCAGGGCTGATTTTGATTGAGAGATAACCCGCCTTTCGGCGGGTTTTGTTTTTTGGAGACATTGATGAACAGCCCTTTTGAACCGGCAGCACAAACCCTGTCGCTGGCTGGCCGAGAGATCACGATTCGAGAGGTGCGGATGCGTGAGCTGCAGCAGGTGGCCAGCATCTGTGCCCCGTTCTTTGATGCCTTTGACAGTGTTGGCGATCTGGCCAAGGCCCGCGCTGAGATGGGCCGCACGTCTGACACGCTGCTTTACCGCCTGCTGGCTGAACATGCAGACCGCCTGCTGACGCTGGCCACGCTGCTTACGGATGCCCCGCGCGATTGGCTGGAGCAGCTGCCGCCGGATCAGTTCTTTGTGCTGGCCGCGCAGGTGGTGGAGGTCAATGCCGGTTTTTTTATCGTCCGCCTGTTTCCCGCGCTGCAAAACATGGCCGCAGGGATCGGGCGGATTGGTTCGACCACACCCACGCCCTGATCAGCCAGGGCCATCGGCTGGATGACATTGCCGATTATACGCTGGGGCAGTTCCGGGCATTTCTGCAGGCCGCAGCACGCCGGGACATGCGGGTGCGGCTGAATGCGGCGCTGGCCATGATTGATGCGCAGGACCAGGAGCGCATGAAGAAACTGATTGAGGATGCTGGATATGGCAAACCCTAACGACCTGCGCCTGTCTGTGGTGGTAACCGCCACCACCGACCAGTTGAATGCTGCCATGCAGCAGGCCAGTCAGAACGTCAACCAGCTGGTGCAAAGCCAGAACACGGCTGCCGGAGCTGCCGCACGCCACGGCGCAGCCACGGACACCGCTACCACGGCGCTGGGGCGCCTGCACATGCAATCCGGCGTCCTGACCAGTGCACTGCAGCAGCTGTCTGGCGTATTTGCCGCAATGGGATTGGCCGTAGGCGTCAAGGAGCTGATCGACCTCACCAACGAATACCAGAACCTGCAGGGCCGTATCCGGCTGGTGACTGGGGAAGGTGCAGCATTCACGGCAGCCTTCGCCGGGGTGCGGGACATCGCCAAAAGTACTTACAGCGACCTCAAGGCCACCGGCGACCTGTTCACCTCCATTGCCAACGCCACCCGCGACCTTGGGGTATCCCAGGAGCAGCAGCTGGCCCTGACCAAAGCCATCAATCAGGCTGTGCAGGTCAGTGGTGCAAGCACTGAAGCGGCAGCCGGCGCGATTACCCAGCTTGGGCAGGCGCTGGCCTCCGGGACGCTGCGTGGGGACGAGTTCAACAGCATCAACGAGCAGACCCCCCGCATCATGCAGGCCCTCGCCGATGGTCTGGGGGTAGCTCGCGGTGCACTGCGCGGCATGGCCGAACAGGGGCAGCTGACCAGTGATGTGGTACTGAAGGCGCTGCTGAGCCAGTCATCACAGCTGACGGCAGAGTTTGAAAAGATGCCGGTGACGGCAGGAAAGGCCATGGCCTACCTGTCCACCAGCTTCACCGACCTGATTGGCAGCATTGATGAGGCGGTCGGCAGCAACAAGGCGCTGGGTGAAGTCATTGTCAATCTGGCCGATTGGGTCAGCGGTCTGGGTGATGACTTTGCCCGGCTGTTTGGCGAGATGGACCCGGAGCTGGTAGCCACGCTTGGCGACAGCTTCGAACGGATCGTGGACATCCTGCGGACGATCGGACAAACCGCGGCCGAGCACTTCACGACGGTGCTGGACCTGATTGGTGCCCTGAGCAAATCCATTTCCGTCATGGCGGGCGGCGCTGATGAGGACGTCAGCCTGCTGGTGCGGACGCTGCAGGGCGTCAACATCGTGCTTGGGGTCATGGCTGACGGTGTGAAGGGGATTGAAATCCTGTTCACCTCGGTGGTGGCAGCGGTGCAATTCTTTGCCGGGGCAGTGGCCCATGCGTGGAGTCTGATCACCTTTGGCGAGGTGTCGGCGCGCTTTAAGGCTGCCGCTGAGGAGATGTTCGCAGCAGCAGATCAGACCTCCGCGCGCACCATGCGGATGATCGATGAGTTCAGCTCAAGCACGGGCAAGGCAATTACTGCAGCCGTCACCGACAGCCACACCCGCCTGCAGGAAGCTGCCGACAAGAGCGCCAAGGCCTATGAGGATCTGAAAGCAAGCGGCAAGGCATCAGCTGCCGATCTGAAGCAGTCTTTTGCGCAGATGGCTGAGGCTTCGCTGCGGGCAACGGACGGCGTCATCAGTGATGACCTGCGCAAAAAGGCCTCCAATGAGGGCTATCAGCTGGCACTGGATGAGTCCGGAAAGCTGGTGGTGAGGACCTTTGCAGAGCAGGCAGCTGCAAGCGCAGATGCCAGCAACAAGGTCGAAACCGCTTTTGGTGAATCCACGGTCCGCATTGCCAAACAGGCCGACCAGGTGGGCGTGGCGCTGAAGAATCTGGCCAAGGATGCCGGGATTGTTCTGCCTTCAGGGGCCGATGACGCCGACAAAATGGCGCTGGCGCTGGGGCAGGTAATCCTGAAGGCCGACGGCGCAGCGGATGCCATTGCCAACAAGATGAGTGCTGCACTCAAGGGCATGGATGCCGAAAAGGCCGGGCAGTTCATGACCACGCTGGCAGGTGGATTGCAGAAGGCCGGGGTGTCTGGTGAGCAGTTCGGGCTGGTCATGCGCTCCGCCGCTGCTGTGGCTGCCGAGTCAATCGGGGTCAAGCTGCCCGGATCACTCAATGGGCTGTCTGAGGCCTTCAGCAAGTCCATGGCGGTGACACGGTCATTTGGCGACAGCTTTGCGGCGCTTGGCGCGTCTGGCATCAATGCCTCCCACCTGATCAAGGACAGCCTTGATGAGCTGCTGAAGCGGGCCAGCAATCCTGCTGAGCTGAATGCCCTGATCGGTCTGTGGCAGCAGTATGGACGCGAGGGGAAGATCAGCAACAGGGATCTGGAAGATGGCCTTGATGCAGTGCGGTCCAAGCTGGACAACCTGGTGCCTGGCATCAACAGTGTTGGCGAAGCGTTCAAGCTGCTAGGGGCCAGGAGCCGGGCAGAGCTGGCCACACAGGCTGGCGATTATGAAAAAGCCTATCAGATGATCCTCTCCAGCGGACAGGCGTCCGCTGGAGAGCTGCAGAAAGCCTATGAGAAAGCCGCTCGGGCTGCGGCTGCGGCGGGCCATGACATGTGGGTGGAAAACAACGCCAGCATTGTCGGCCTGTCTGCCAGCGTAGACGAGTTTGGCAAGCTGACCACCGAGAGGCTGGACCGTGCAACAGGGTCAGGGCAGCGGTTTGCCGGGGCCATTGACGCTGCGGGCAGTTCCGCCATGCGCGCCGCCGATGGCTACGCTGCAATGGGCGATGCTGCGGCCGCTGCAGGGCAGCAGGCGATCAGTTCGCTACAGGCGCAAATCCAGAAGGCGGACGAGCTGGCCAGCAAGCTGCGCGGCGCTCAGGTCAACAGCGCAGGCAACCTGTCCGGGGTGTCGGCACTGGGCTATGGCAGTGCGGACGCGGTGAAGGCCCTGCTGCTGTCCAGCGGCTACAGTGGCAAGGATGCGGCATCGCTGGCCAAGGACATTTTTCAGGGGTCCGTCGATGAGATGCGGCGGCAGCCCATCGGCCAGCAGTCGCTGACCAATGCCGCCATCGTCGAGCGCGAGGTGCAGCGGATTTTGTCCTACAACACCAAGGGCACCACCGGCATGATCGGCAGCCCGGCAGACTATGGCATCACCGCACCGGCGACGCCCAGGGTGCCGGACAGCGCCCCGGCCAGTACCACCCGGCTGGAGCTGGTTGGTCCCAACGGCCAGACGGTGACGGCAGCGGTGCCACAGGGGCAGGACAGCCAGCTGATCGGGATGCTGACGCAGCTGGGGATTGCCAAGAAGCTGTCGGGTGGGTGATGGGTCAGGCTTGCAGGAGCTTCTCGGCCCCAGCGGCCAAAAAGGCTGAGCGGGATTTGAAGCGATGGTCTTTTGCAACACGATCATCAATCAGGTGAATCAGACGTGATGGCAGGGTGACGTTGATTTTTTCAGCGCGGCCCATATAGCGACTGACATCAACGTCCACCAGCAGCCAGACGCGGCCCGCATACTCTGGATTGCTCAGATGTTCCGAAATGGCTTTTGGCATGGGGATGGGATCACCGTCATCTGCCAGACTCTCCAGATGTAAGGCAATGGCCTGCTGAGCATTGGCTACAGCATCATCAAGGTCATCTGCAGCCGAAAAGCAGCCTGCAATGTCAGGCACTTCAATGCCATAGCATTCGTTTGCATTGGCAGGCGGTTCAATGGCGATGGGGTACAGCATGTTGAGGTCTCCTTTTGGGTCTGGTGGCGATCATTGTGTCGGGGGGCGAAGCGGGTCATTTCAGACCCGCCTGCTTCAAGATGCTGTTTAGAGTTCCTTTCGGCAGGTCCTTCTTCGGGTGGGGCACGGTCACTTTGCCTTCCTT